GTCTAAATCCTGGCTAACACACTAGGAACAATCGTAGTCGACCTGCAGGCAAACACAGCCGCGTTCGTCGAGGGGATGAAACGCGCTTCCTCTCACGCTAAAGAGGCCGGCCGCGACATCACCGAATCTTTTTCGCGCGTAGGCGAGTTAGCGCAATCTGCGCTCGCTCCATTTGGCGAAATCGGTCGAGTAATCGGCGAGACATTTAGTCAGATAGGCTCTTTAGGCGGCTCTGCATCGGAATCAATCGCCAAAATGGGCGGCGGAATGGGCCTACTGGCGACGGGCACCGGACTGGCTGTCAGCGCTGTTGCCGCCGTCGACGCCGCCGCCATTGGACTAACTATCCACTTCGCCGAACAAGCCGCCAAGCTCGCAGTACTTTCGCAACAAACCGGCGTGTCAGTTGAATCGCTTTCAAGCCTCGGATTCGTGGCGAAACAGTCTGGCGTTGAATCCGAGGTTATGACGCAAGGCCTCACCCGCCTAAGTAAGAGCCTCTTCGCAGCGGCAACGGCGGCGCCGGGTACGGCCAATGCATACTCGCGCCTCGGTATCGCCGTCCGCGATTCAGGTGGAAACGTCCGCGATGTCGGCCAGGTCTTTGGCGACGTCGCCGAGAAGTTTAGCCACATGGAAGACGGCACGGTCAAAACTGCACTCGCCATTCAACTTTTTGGCCGCAGCGGCGCACAACTTATCCCTATCCTGAATGAGGGCAAAGAAGGAATAGCCGAATGGACTCGCGTGGCGCAACTCTTCGGCATCGTCATCGACGAGCAGACCGCCGAGGCGGCTCATAAATTCGAGCAGACGACGAATGAAATGCACGCTGCGGTGGACGGTCTTGGCATCCGGCTAATGAAGGACCTTTTACCGACACTGCAGCTCATCGGGGACGAGATCGTGAAGGCATTTGAGGGCAACCTTCCGGCGCTGGATGCGTTCGTCGATAAGATCGCCTGGCTCGTTAAAACCAGCATCGCCCATGTCTACGAATTCGTTTCTATCCTTCAACAGATAGGTCTGTTCTTCGATGCGATAGAAGTCGAAGCTAATCAGCTTGGCGCGACGATGCACGACGCGATTGTCGGAGGGATGCGCGGCGGCATGGCGGGAGCCGTGGCCGACGCATCGAGCGGCGCGGCGAAGATGCAATCCATCTGGAAGAAGTTTGGCGATGACACTGCGGCCTTATGGAAGAAAAACTCAGATTTCGTTCAAAATATCACCGGCCCGCGCGCGCCATTTACACCAATTCACGGTCACGGAGGAAAGAGCACCGACGTCGACACGAAACCGGAAAAAGACGACACGATACTTGAACGGATTAAAGAGCGTATCGAAGCGCTGGTGCGCGAGCAAGGCGAATGGTTGAAGATTGGCCAGGCCGGGAGTCAAGCAGAGCAGTTGATCGCCGAGGCGGTGAAAAAGGGAAATGACGAGTTCGGAAAGCTCCGCGACTTAGCATCAAAGGAAAAGAATCCCGTTCGCCGCGCCGCAGCTCTGTCTCTTGTAGATTCAAGTGAAGGGCTCGTTGAAGGCTCTGTCGCCGCCGGGGTCTATGGTGCCGCAATCAAGGGCGTCGTTTCGGAACTCGATAAGCAACGCCTAAAACTGGAGGAAGAAACCTCCGCGACCGAAGCGCTGACGGCTGCGTGGGGAACGAGCGGGGCCTCCGCCGCAATTATCGATGCTCATTTTGCCGATCAAGCCGCAAAGGTACAAGTTCTAAAGGAAGCGCATGATCTACTAGCCGCGCAACTTGGCGAGGAAAACCCCGAGGTAAAGCAGCTCGCCGACGGTTACGCGCTGGAATCCAAAGAACTCGACACGGACAAGCTGGACTATGCCGCCAAAGTCCACGCCGATCTAAATCAAGAAATCAAAAAGGCGACGACCGCGTTCGATGACGAACTGCCCGCACTCCGGGCGATCGAGGCGGCGTATTTTGACACTGCGGAAGCCGCGAGAGCCGCGCAGGTCGAGCTAAGAGTTCAGCAGTTCAAAAACGCGAATCCGCTCGCCGACGAAGGCCAGGTCAACCGAGTCCGCGACCTGGAAAAACAGAAGTCAGATCAAGCCTTCCGCAATTCCATCGCAGAGCAGGCTTCAAAGTTTGATTTGGTACAGAGCTATAACCTCGAGATCGAAAGACTCAGCATATTGAAGGAAAAGCTGCAGGAGTACGGTCGCTCGACGCTTCTCGTCGACACCGCGATCTACGACGCGAATAATAAGACGATTCAGCAGTGGGATGCTTCCGTCGCAAAGATCGGAACCTTTTCCCAACGGATGAAAGGTCTGATGAACGAGCTTGTGCTCGAAGGCCAGAACTTCAGCGGCAAAATGTTCGATTCATTCCACAAAGCTATCGACGACGTCGAAACACAGCTATCGAAGCTCGTCGTGACTGGCAAAGCGAACTTCAAAGAAATCCTGCAGGGAATGGAAGAGTCGATCGTCAAGGCAGGAATTCAGAAAGGTGTCGGGGCTATTGCTGGCGCGATTGGCCTGAACATTCCCGGTCTGGGGATGAAGCGCGATGGCTCAAGTGCAGGCTCGGCTCTTTATGTGACGATGGCGGAAGGCGGAGTCGGCGGACTTCTCGGCGCCGCTGGAAGTAGCGGTACGCCCAATGGCGGATTCCTGTCAGGCCTATTCAGCGGCGGCGGTTCAAGTGGCGGCGGATTCTTTTCGAGCCTTCTGGGCGGAATAGGCAGCCTCTTTGGCGGCTTCCTCGAGGGTGGCGGCGACGTCACGCCTGGCAAGGCCTATGTCGTCGGGGAGCGTCACCCTGAATTTTTCGTACCTAAGCAGGCCGGTCAGGTCGCGCCATCTCTCAGCGTGGGCAGCACGACGCATCACACTTCGATCGTGCAGATGCACATTCACGGAGTAACCGACTTCGATTCCTTCAAGCGGTCACAAGGTCAAATCATGGCCGGAATGCAGCGGCAAATCGCGGTTGCACACGCGAGGAATTCTTAGTGGCTTTTCTTGAGGTCCAATTTCCAACGACTTTGTCCTATCGGGCGGTCGGCGGGCCTGGCTTCAATACCACGGTGAACCTCGGCCTATCCGGCCAGGAGCAACGAAATCGCAATTGGTCGAAGTCCCGCGGCAAGTGGAACGTCTCGCTTACGACGCCTGCGAGCTTCGCGAATCGCCAACAGTTTGCGGACCTGCTGAATAATTTCTTCATGGTCGTCGGCGGCAAAGCAGATGGCTTCAGGCTGAAGGATCACAAGGATTTCAAGGCGGTAGCGCAGCCACTTATCGACGTCGACGGCAATACAATGCTCGGGATCACGCGAACCATCGGCGGCCGGTCATACGTGCAGCCAATCACCAAGCCGATCACCGCGGACGTCGTCGACTATCAGGGCAACGCACTCTCCGATACAGTTGTTTTGAGTGCTGGCGGCGCGGCGGTCGCGGTCGACCATACGACCGGAATCGTCACCGGCCACGGGCCTGGAACGCTCGTCGATTTCCAATATCACTATCCCGTTCGCTTCGACGTCGACAATCTCGACATGCAAGTCGAAGAATCGAACACGCGCGATGGTCAGCCGATTGTGAGCATCAACTCGATTCAACTCATCGAATTGCTTCCGCCGAACTACTGATGAAAACCATCTCGCCGGAACTGACCGCGCATCTCGCCAGCAATCCTACGACGCTCGCCTACCTCTGGAAAGTTAAAAGGGCAGATGGGCAAATCATGGGCTTCACAAATTTCGACGTGGACATCACGTACACCGACGGCGACGGCGATACCGTCACTTATTTGGCTGGCACTGGCTTTGCGAACACCGCGGCGGCCAATAAATCCGATTTGAGCGTCGACAATATCGAAGTCACAGCCTTTTTAGATTCGTCCTCGATCGATGAAGCCGACCTGCGCGCGGGCATCTATGACAATTGCGACATATCGATCCGCATCGTGAATTGGAACGACCTGACGATGGGCGACATGATGGTCAAAAAAGGAACCGTCGGCATCGTCAAGATGGTCAATGGCATGTTCACCGCGGAGATTCGCGGACTGACGCAAAAGCTGACGACGGTCCTCGGCGCAACGTATGGGCCAGTGTGCCGCGCGATTTTCGGCAGCGGAACGAACGGAATCGACATGGATTCGAAATATTTGTGCATGTTCGACGTTCAGACCGTTCGCCAAACGGGAACAGTCGACAGCGTCGGCGATGCCGCGACCGTGGTTCCGGTTGCTGATCTAATAGGCGCTGCAGGATGGTTCGATGACGGCTTCCTGAAGTTCACTTCCGGAGTTCTGGACGGCAAGGCTTATGAGATTAAAACGTGGGATGGAACGACGCTGACTCTTTTCCTTCCCATGCCAGAACCGCCGTCGCCTGGCGATACGTTTGAAATCGAGCCTGGCTGCAATCATCTTGTCGGGCCAGGCGGCGATTGTCAGAACAAATTCAACAATATCGTCAACTTCCGCGGCGAGCCGTTCATTCCGGGGATGGATCAAATTCTTGATTATCCTAACCAGTAAATGACAACGCGCGCCGAAGTAATAAACTGCGCGCGGAAGTATCTGCAGACGCCTTTCGGGCAGCGCGGCCGCCAGATCGGGAAGGGAATCGATTGCATCGGGGTCGTTCTCTGCGTCGGCGGCGACTTGGGCCTCAGCGACAAAGACGGCAATCCGTTTCACGCAGAAATGTACAAAGACTACCCGAATCAGCCTTTCGGCGATGAAGTTCAAGAGGAATGCAAAAAGCGCCTCGTGATTAAAAGCCTCGGCATTCCTGCAGGTTTCAGCCAGATGATTCCAGGCGACATCGTGACGATGCGGATTCCGCCCGAAACAGCTTTCCGCAGAGTTTTTGCGAAGAACGAAAAACTGACGCCAGTCACGCATGTCGCAATCGTTTCCGATTTGAACGGGGCGCTGGGCGTGATTCATAGCTACAACAGCGAAAGCGTGCGCAAGCGGGTCGTCGAGCACTTGATCGATCTTCGCTGGATGCGGCGGATCGCGGGCGTCTTTTCTTTCCCTGGAGTCACGGACTGATGGCAAAGATTGCATTAATAGCCGCCACGGCAGTCGCAGGCGCTGCGATTTCCGTGGCGACGGGAGGTCTCGGAGCCTTCGCTGTAGGTGCATGGGTAACAGACATCGTAGCCGGGGCGAGCGTCGGCCTGGCGGTCGGGGGAGCCATCGGGCAGCTCGCCTTCCCCAATCGGCAGAAGTTGCAGATGCCGCTTCAAGATTTGCAGGTCTCATCCTCGGCGAATGGCGCGCCGATTCCTTTCGGCTACTCTAACAACCGCTTCGCTGGCCAAGTCATTTGGGCGCCGCGGATCACGTTCAAGAATCAGAAAGAGCCCACGCCTGGCGCGTCTGGAGGCGGTGGCGGCTCTTTTATCTATACCTATTTCGGCAGTTTCGCTGTCTCGTTTGGTGAAGGTCCGGGAACGATTCGCCGAGTTTGGGGCGACAACAAAATCATTTATGCGGCGCCAGGCGCGACGCCGGGGAACTTTATTCCGCTTGGCGAGGTTCCTGTTTGGGATGCGGGCGTCACGTACAACACCGATGACATCGTTGAATTCGTCGGCGCATTCGGAGACGCGAATTATCAGGCCGTTCTTCCGAGCACGGGCATTCCGCCGGAAGGAAATTCTCTTTATTGGGAACTGACGTCGGACTATCCGCCTTGGGATTCGGCGGTGACTTATCAGCCAGGCGCGACGGTCGACTACTGGGGCCAAATCTACGCAGCGACCATACCGAACGTAGGTCACTCGCCGGCAGGAAGCGATCATTGGGCACCGCTCGCGGACTACTATGTTCCGCCCACGATTTATCCGGGCACGCAAACGCAGTTGCCAGATCCCACGATTCAAGCCGCGGAAGGCGTTGACATCACCCCTGCCTTCCGGCCGCTGATCTATGCCGTTTGGGAAAACTTTCCGCTCGCCAACTTCGGCAACCGGCTTCCAAACTTTCGCGCTGAAGTTACCTTTCCCGATCCGATAGTCTGATGGCAAGAATTCTTCAAACTCACTATGTCGATGGCAACGGCAGCGGAGACAACTCGCTTGCGTTGACCGTAAGCGCTAACAGTCTCTTGATGGTCGGAATTTGGCGCTACAACTTAGGCGTGGTCGGCATCGATGACAGCACGTTCCATCTGGATTGGACTTCTACGGACGGTCCAGGGGCCAACATTTATCGCGCTGGACCTACCTACGATGATCTGGGCATTTGGTATGCGTTCACGGGAAGCCATTCTGGCCCTACGACCCTTAGAATTGTGACCCTTGGTGGAAATTCTTTCATTGTGGTCGAAGTGGCCGACGTACCTCCGACGGCGCTTCCGGATGGAACCGCGGCGGCGACGGCGGTCACAAATCCAGGAGAAATCAGCAGCGGGCCGCTTGCGACCGCTGAAGCAGGGGAGTTTATTTTTGCCCTAGCATATACCTCGCTACCTGGCACGCTCAGTTCTGGCGCTGGATTTACGGAATGCGGGCGCGGCGAAATACATGACGGCGGCGACGTCGGGCCGATGATGGCTCAGTTCTATGTCGCGCCATCGCCAGGAGTTTACACAGCAACATTCGGGGGAAACGGTAGCGGTGCTGTTTGGATTGCGCTCGCTATCTCTTTCAAAACTCCGGTCGTAGTGGCTCCGAATGTTTGCATTCCGGTCGGCGATATTGTTCTCGATGTCTGCAAGCGAGCGGGAATCGACGCCTCGCTCGTAGACGTTTCGCTGCTTACTTCGGAAAACCTTAAACCAACAAACCTTTGCTGCGGCTACCTGATCACCAGGCCGACGCCGGCTGCGCAAATTCTGCAAACTCTCATGCAGGCATTCTTCTTCGACATCTGCGAATCAGATGGAAAATTAAAGTGTGTGCCGCGAGGGTTGCCGTCAGTCGAAACGATTCCCGAGGAAGATTTAGGGATGGAGTCGGATAAGACAAAGATCGTAGAGACCCAAGGCCAAGAGCAGGATATTCCCCGCGATGTGACCGTTCTCTATAACGATGAGGACCTGGACTACCAGCAAGGCAAGCAGATTAAGAGTCGTAACTCGCGCATCGTCTCGACTAGAAATTCGGAAATTATCACTTTGCCGCTGACGATGAAAAAAGATTTCGCGCGCCAGGTCGCTGAAAAGGCTCTTTTCCTGCGCTGGCTCGAGCGCAACGCATACACGACGAATCTTTGGAAGCCGAAGTACATGCGGCTCGACGCGACCGACGTTCTGCAGTTCGTTTACGAGGGGATGACATTTCAGATTCGCGTCGTAGACACGACCATCGGCCAAGGCTTTGTCGTGGCGATTAACGGCTTAGGCGACAATGCGCGCAATTACCTCTCGAGCGTGCAAGGCGGTGTCGGTGGCGGCGGTGGCGGCAGGCCGCCTTCGGCCATTGCACCTCCGACGCTCTTGTTCCTGTTTGACATTCCACTTTTACGCGACATGGACTCGAATCCGGTCGGCACCGGCTATTACTATGCAATGAGCACTGGCGCGACAAGCTGGACGAGCGGCGTCCTTATGAAATCTTCGGACAATTCCGCTTTCGCCCTCGAGGACACGGACGACATGGCCGTCAACTTCGGCTATACGACGAATGCTCTAGGCTCGCCGCGGTCGCCATGGACTTGGGATCGCGTGAATACGCTAAACGTGCAAATGGTCAAGGGCGTTCTGCCTGGAACTGATACCGATCTGAATGTTTTGAACGGCAGCAATGCGCTGATCGTGGGAACGGCCGCAGGCTGGGAAGTCTTACAATACCGGGACGTCCACACCGAAATCGACGGCAGTGTGACGCTATCGACCCTCATTCGCGGCCGCCGAGGAACGGAAATTAATAGTGGAAATCACGGCGTCGGCGATCTTGTCGTCGACCTGCATTCGGGCATGAAGCACGTTTCCGATCCGCTCTCGGAAGTGAATAAGCTTCGCTATTACCGGGCCGTCACGACTGGCCAAGACCCTTCGCTGGCGACCTCCGAAGATTTGACGATTCAAGGCAACGACTTGAAGCCATACGCGCCGGTTCACATTGTTGGCTCGCGCGATGTGGACGCAAACCTAACGATCAATTGGATTCGCCGCACCCGCATCGGTGGCGATTGGATCGATAACGTTGGCACGGTTCCCCTGTCCGAGAGCAGCGAGCTGTACGACGTGGAAGTTTTGAACGGCTCGACAGTGATTAGGACATTCGCCGACCTGGCAACTCCAACAGTTGAATATTCTGGCGTTGAGCAGGGAATTGATTTCGGATCGGTCCAAGATTCAGTTTCTGTAAATGTGTTCCAAAAATCCGGCTTGATCGGGCGCGGATTCAAAGCGAGCGCGACGGTTTAGGGAGAAAAAATGGCTACGCCCTTTTTAGGTGTGCCTCACATAGCGGCGGCTCAAGATTCTAAGGAAGTGACGGCGAACGACGCTTTCGACCGCCTGGATGCTTCGGTAAACGCGCAAGTATCAATTGCGATGAGCGACGGAGACATCACGCTTACGCAAGCTCAAATGGCCAGCGCTGGCGTCCTTCAATTCACTGGAACGCTGACGGCTGATCGGTACGTGAATATTCCGGCCATCGACCGCGCATTCATCGTCAGGAACAGCACGATCGGCGGATTCAATCTGATCGTGCAAGTGATCGGCGCGGCGGGGGCTTCTATCTCTGTGCCGACCGCATCTCTCGCGGCACTTTATTGTGACGCGGTGGACGTCATCGCGGTCGGCGGCGGTGGCGGCGGTGGCGGCGGGGGCGGAACGGGCGGGACTGGAAGCCTTACCGCCTATGACGTGACACCGACGCCAGCAATCGACGGGTCAACGTCCGCATTTACTTTTCCCAATGCTCCGAATCCGCCAAGCAGCCTTCAGTTTTTCAAGAATGGCCGAAAACAAATGCAGGGAATTGACGGCACTCTCAGCGGCGCGGTCTGGACTTACAACACGCCTCCGGCGATCGATGACGTTCACATCGCCGGTTCTTATACCTACTAGGAGAATCTCATGTTGAAACGGTTTCTAATTTTGGCCGCGTTCGTGTGCCTCTTCGCCATTCAAGCGAAGGCTTCCAACGACGTCTACATCGCAGAAGCGAGTGCGGGCGCGAATACTGGCGCGGACTGTGCCAATCCCAAGGCAGCGAGCTATTTCAACAGCAACACGAATTGGACTAGCGGCACTCCGACAGGAATCCAGATCGGAAAGAATACTAACGTACATCTTTGCGGCGTAGTCGGGACGACCCTGATATTCCAAGGAAGTGGAACTTCCGGAAATACGATAAATTTTATTTGGGAGACTGGCGCAAAGATCAGTCAGACCTTTTGCGGTGCTGGCGGTGATGGCACCTGTCTCGATTTAAATGGTCAAAGCTGGATCGTCTTCAACGGCGGAACGGCTTGCGGCAGCAGTGTTTCCGAATCGACCTGCAACGGCATCATCGAAGCTACGGCGAATGGGACCGTCCTGGCGAATCATTCCAACAATCCGGCCGTGAAAGCTGCGGGAACGACAAACATCGAATGGAAAAACATCGTCCTCAAGAATATCTATGTCCGCACCGTCCCGAGCGTGGGCGGACCCTCGGACAACAACCCGTTCGCCATCGATCTCGGCGGGGCTTCTAATTGGACGGTCCACGATTCCAAATTCCACGACATGAACTGGGCGCTATACGTCGTCGCCTGCGGTTCTACGCCTTCGAGTCATTTCGACATTCACGACAACGATTTCGCAAATTACAATCACGGCGTCGCCGTCGGCGTTTGCAACCAAACTGACGATGACATCAAGATTCACGACAACCATTTCGGGGCGACAGCGAACTGGGACGATCCGCCGCCGTCAGGCTCAAACCTATATCACCATGACGGCATACACGCCTACACCGTCGGCACCGGGAATGTTACGAATATCCTGATCTTCAACAATCTATTCGATGGTGACTGGGGCACGCAAAACACCGCCTTCGTTTATACCGAGGGGCACGCCTTCACGATGTGGCTATGGAACAACGTCGGCATCATCAAGCCCGGCCTGAACATGAACAATGGCGCATGGTCGGTCACGGTGGGCAGTTCCGGAACGGCGGTGCTTTGGAATAATACGATCGTCAACTTGGGCAGCGCGAATTTGAATCAAAAGACGGAAGGCACCGGAACCGACTTTCGAAACAATCTCACCGTCGGAGGCGCGGCGCTAATCAGCTATCCGTCGCAAACGGCCACGCATTTCGACAACAACGTGTGGCAGGGCTCGGGAAACGTTTTTTACAATGGTTCTTTCGTCAGCTATGCGGTTTTCAAAGCTGGCCTGACTGGCGGAAGCGGTAAAGATGGCAATGGAATTTTCGCGAGTTTGGCTGGCGTCAGCTCGACCGGGACGCTTAACACTGGGTCAGTAGCGATCGGCGCGGCCGCGAATCTAACCGCACTCTGCAGCGGTAACTTCGTGTCGCTTTGCAGTGACACTTCATACGGGGGCATACGAGCACCTTCCGCGCGTCCTGGCGGCGGCGCATGGGACGCCGGGGCGGTCAACTCCGGAGCAACTTTTCCGGGCATTCCTGCGATCACTGTCACGCCTAACCCTGACACTTTTACCAGCACGAACGTCGGAAGCACGAGCTCGCCACACACTTACACCGTAACGAACTCGGGCTCGGCGAACGTCATTCTAAGCCTCACAAAGTTTTACTCATTCACCGGAACGAATCTTTCTGACTTCCTGCGCGCAGGCGGAACCTGCACATTGGGAATGACGCTGGCTCCTGCCGCTACCTGCACGATCACGGCGACGTTCAGTCCAGGCGCGGCCGGCACGCGAACGGCGAGGCTAAACGTTTTCGGCAATGCCAACGGTGCGGCCGACATAACAGGCACTGGCGCCGTCCCTGGCGGATCTGCAAATAAGGTCAACGCTGCGACCGAGTTGAAGAATCAAGTTCCGGTCGCGAATGGCGGCCTCGGCCTTTCCACGGTTGCGAATCATCAAACGCCAGTAGGGACCGCGACCGATACCTATACGGCAAAGACGATTCCGGATTGCCCAGACACCGGCGGAAATCACCTCAACTTCACGCAGTCCTCAAATAATTATGCCTGCGGAACGAGCCTCGGTAGCGGAGCGACGGTTACTGGCTCACCGGCAAACGGGAATCTGACAAAATTTTCCGGCGCAAGCTCGATCACGAATGGCGACATTTCTGGTGATTGCACGACGAGCGGAGCATTGGCAATAACCTGCACCAAAACTTCCGGGTCGTCCTTTGCCGCTTCCGCGACAACCGACACGACCAACGCCTCGAACATTTCCAGCGGAACACTCGCGGTCGCCCGCGGCGGAACGGGAACGGGCAGCACATTGACGGGACTTGTCCGCGGGAATTCCAGCGCAATGACCGCAGCGGAGATCAGCGGCGATTGCACAACGTCGGGATCGAATGCGATCACTTGCACAAAGACGAATGGCGTTTCTTTCCCTACGACGATCACCGGAACAATCGCGAGCGGAACCTCGGCGCTTGGCACGAGCGCCATCTCTTCCGGAACTTGCGCCACGGTCGTTACCACGTCTGCAACCGGAGTAGCGACAACGGATAATATTCAGGCCGATTTCAACGCCGATCCAACCGGCGTCACGGGCTACACACCGGCCACTTCGGGATCGCTGTCGATCATCAAGTACCCAACCGCGAACAATGTGAACTTCAAAGTCTGTAACAACACCGGGACTAGCATCACGCCAGGAGCGATTACGCTGAATTGGCGAGTAGTTCGATGAAAAAAATATTCTATCTCGCACTTTTTCTTTTGCTCGCGGCAAATGCAGTGCAAGCGACAATCGTCAACCGTTGCCATGCGATCGATCCAAGCGGTCTAACCTCTATCTCTTGCGGCGCATCTGGAGCTCAAGGCAGTTGGGACACGGGCACGGGTCCGGGAGCGAACCATACTCTGATTCTATTCTGGATTACCTACAAAGGGCGCAATGGCCTGACCGATACTCTCGGTTTATTGCCTGGGGTGGACAACGTCCAGTTCAATTTTCACACTGGCGGTCCCAGCAATAATTTCATGGGTATCACTTGTGCTCTGACCGGGGCCGGCGGGTCGGACACTATCACGCTTGGCTCGATCGGGAACACCTTCAGCGATCTCGATGTTTACGAAGAAGATTTCATCGTTCCAAGTTGCGCGGCCGATAATTCCGGAGCGGCAGTCGGTACCGGCGCATCTCTCGTAACAGCAAATCCGACAGCGTCTTCGTACACGACCGTCAACACTACCTACAGTTTCTGCGGAGAATGGGGCAATCCCGCGACGGCCGGAACCGGCTACACGCTACAATTCAGAAATCCACCAGTCGGTACGGATAACGCTGGCGGATTTACGCTCACGGAAGATGCAATCGGCGTTGCGCCAGGAACGATCACCGGAACATTTGTATCCACATCGGGCACGGTCTGGATGATTGCGTGTGCTTCCTTTGTGACGACAACCGCGACAACTCCCACTCCCCGACCTTGGATTATTAACATGAGTAAAAAGGAAAATAGGCAATTCCGAATTCCGTGGGATGATCGACGGCGCAGATTGCGGATCATAAAGATTTAATCTATTTGAAGATAGTAAGCAGTTCGTCACATTTGTTCGCAATAGGCCACAAGTCTTGGGAGTACTTGGTGCAGGCATACGCAGGTTGCGCCTAGAATTCAATCCTTACCGCGCAATCTCCGTTCACCGCGTTCGGCGGCACACTGAACTTCAACGGTGCCTACGACATAACCACGACGGTAACCGGATACTCGCCGAGCTACACCATGACCGGAAACACGGACGGGAACTGGATTATTCAGGCGATGGCTTTGCGTCCGGGTACTGGGACGGTGGTGCCGCCAGGGGTATCCGTTCGACATCGAATCGTGCAATAGATTAATGATCTCACATCGAAGTGAAATGGAGCCGACGCCGACGGGGCGACTGGCGACAATGGCCCGAGCTGAAGCGTACCGGCACTTCGAGATGGGGCGCAAATATCCGCCAGACTTCGCGGATTTTTATGACGTTCTACAGCCTCTAGTCGAGATAGAAATTCTTTCTGCGAAATTGAATGAAGCGCGGCTGAAGCCTGCGAACGAAGCGCGAATCAAAGAACTTTTGAAACAACTGGCTGAGATAAAAGGAAGAAAACTATGACACATCTAATTCGGGCCATCGCATTTGTGTGCCTACTCGTGCCGTTGACGACTCGCGCGCAAAACACGTTGAGCATCACGGTCTCTTCGGATTCCTCTACAACGATCACGACGACAATTGCCGCGAGCGAGGTGCGCGTCAAACAGGCTTCGGGGCAAGCCGCCGCTTTCATTGTTACGGATTCAGCCGGATCACCTTCGAATCTAACGATCGAAGCTGGCGGCACGTATTCATTTTTCGGCAGCGGAAGCGCGGGCTATTCGTCCGGAGCTTCCGTCGGCACTATTCGACGTCTGCCACCTCGAGCGCTGGAGTTCTACCGAGTTCAATAACCGTAACACAGGGAACCACTGTAACGAGATTGGATAGCGTGAACAACTTCGCCAGTCTTCCTACGTTCGTGCTGAGTATGTAGGTAAAAAGGAGAAACAAATGAAGCGTGTATTCCACGTTTTTGCATTGCTGTGGTTGCTCGGCGTGCCAATCGGCGCGAGAGCGCAAATCAATCAAGGGGTCGTAACGATTTCGGTTACGAACGTCGCGGCGAACATCACCGTTGACCGTGATTGCAATTATGTCGTTGTTCGAGAAAATGCCGCGACACCGACGGCGGTTTTCGACATCACCCTATCCGGATCGGCCACGGCTCATCACTACGCCGCAGGAACGCAATACATTTTCAAGGCACATAGCGGCCCTGGCGGCGGACCGTTCAAATCGGGGACGGTCATCGGCACCATCGTCGCTACGACTTCCGGCCCATTCTCGTTTACTGCCGACGAAAGCTATGGCGATCCCTCGCTGGCGGCGAGGAACGGAACGGGAACCGGTGGCGCTCCGACTGGCACGGCTGGCGGCGATCTCAACGGAAACTACCCGAATCCAGGCGTAGGGAAAATCAACGGGGTGAGCATGGCTGGGCTTCCAACCGGAATCGTTAAAAATACGACAAGCACCGGAGCTCCCTCGATTGCGGTCGCGACAGACATCACCGGACTGTTTTCTACCTGCAGCGGCACGCAATACCTTGGTGCCGATGGGGCCTGTCATACCGC